TTCTATAGTATCTATGGTGTTTCTTCGTTAGATTATCTTGAAGTATTTAAAAAGTATCATCCTGATGGTAAGTCGCAGGAACAATATAAGTTAGATTTTATTGCTGAAACTCAGATAGGTCAGAATAAAGTCGAATATGAAGGAACTCTTCATAATTTGTATGTAACTGATAAACAAAAGTTTTATGAATATAACGTACAAGACGTTAATCTGGTAGAACAGTTAGATAACAAATTTAATCTGTTTTATTTGGTATTGTCTCTTGCTTTCTATACTAAGACTAATTTTGAAGACCCATATCACCAAACTAGACTTGGTGATGCGTTATGTTATAACTTCTTGAAGGCTAAAAATATTCAAGTACCTAATGCTAATGATAATGAGTTCACAGAATATGCAGGAGGATTCGTAAAGAAACCATTACTTGGCTTATATTCTTGGGTTTCTACTGTTGACGCGACAAGTCTATATCCATCCGTAATCAACGGATTTAATATCAGTCCAGAAACTTTGGTTAAGCCAGATGATTATACTGATAATATGCGAAATATATTATCACAAGGTATATCTGTTGAATCAATTTTGAATAAGCAAGTTGATTTATCTTCTCTTAAAGAAGATAATGTCTGTATAACACCTAATGGACAATTTTTTAGAACAGATAAAAGAGGTTTCATTGCTGACATTGTTGAAGACCTTTTCAATAAAAGAAAAGAATATAAAAGAACGATGTTGGATTATGAGAAAGAACTTGAAGTTGCTAAGAAAAACGCAATCAACACCAAAGAACTTGAGAACAATATTGCTAAATTTAATGCTCTACAAACAGCAACTAAGTTGGTGGCTAATTCGGTATATGGAGCGTTAGGCAGTAAGTATTTCAGATTCTATGATTCTAAGTTAGCAGAAGCCATTACATTAGCTGGACAGCTGGCTAATAAATGGACTGCTAAGAATCTTAATGATTTCCTTAATAATATTCTGAAGTCTGATAAAGATTATATATTATTCATGGATACGGATTCTTGTGGAATTTATCTTGGCGAGCTAGTTGAAAAAGTTATTCCAGAAGGTAAGACAAGGGATCAGATTGCAAAGATATTGTATAAGATCATTACTGAAAGAATTCAACCTAAGATTGATGATTTTTGTTCTGAGCTAGGTTCTACGTTGAATGTATATAAGAATACAATCTCGTATAAACTAGAAAAGATTTGTTCTTCAGGAGTTTTCGTAGCCAAGAAACGATATGCTCTTAATGTGTTTGTTAATGAAGGTGTATTCTATAACGAACCAAAGATTAAAGTTACAGGATTAGAAATTGTTAAGTCTTCGACTCCTGCTGTCGTTAGAAATGCTTTAAAGCATTGTATCAAGATCATCCTAGATGGTACTGAATCTGATTTGAAAGAGTATTTGGCTGGATTTAAAGATGAGTTTGTAAATATGCCTGTGGAAAAGATTTCTTTTCCAAGAGGAGTTAAAGGTATTGACAAGTATTACAACTCCTCTACCATTTATGGTGAAAAAACTCCTATTCATGTAAGAGGAAGTTTATTATTTAACCATTATTTGGATGTTAATAACGTTAATTCCGTTTATGAAGCTATCAAAGAATCAGATAAAATCAAGTATTGTTATTTGAAACTTCCTAATCCAATAAAAGAAGATGTTATTTCTTTTCCAGAAAAATTACCAAAAGAATTTGGATTAGAAAAATATGTCGATTATGAGATAATGTGGAATAAAACTTTTGTAGAACCATTATCTTCAGTTACTGCTCTTATTGGTTGGGAAATGGAAGATAGAAATACGCTAGAAGATTTTTTTAGTTGAGGATTATATGAGTGATTTGGATATCAAAAGTTGGTCAATATACGGTGTTAGAAAAATTGGTATTTCAATGGTTGAATACGAGAATAGTGGTGACAAGTATTACAATCCTCATGTAACATATTTTTTAGAAGATGGTAAGGAACATAAAGACCTTTCTACTATGAAATGTGTAACTTTAGTACATGATATTACTATGGATTGTCCTAAATGCCTTGCTCTAAATCTAATAGATATGTATTCAATATTATACAAAGATACTTCTATTGCTGCAATTATTATTGTATTTGACGAAGATTTTAACGAAATTGATCAATTTAATATTGATCAATTAGAAGACCATATTTTAAGCGACGATGAAGAGATTGATGTACAAATTCCAAAGAATAGAGTTTTACATTGATCTAAATATGAATGAGGGGTAGTTCCCCTCTATAAAATAATCAACACAAAGAGGTAAAAAATGAGTAATTTAATGTCTAAATTGAAGGCAGCAGGTGCCGTGAAAGAAACTTCTATTCTTTCAGAATCTCTGTTCTTTAATCAAAAAGAAACTGTCCCAACAGAAGTACCAATTATTAATATTGGACTCTCTGCTAATGTAGATGGTGGTTTATCTTCTGGATTAACTTTCCTAGCAGGACCATCAAAGCATTTTAAATCCCTTCTTGGGTTACTATTAATAAAAGCGTATTTGGACAAATATAAAGATGCTATTTGTTTATTTTATGATTCTGAATTTGGTATCACACCAGATTATATCACTGCTAATGGTATTGATACTTCTAGAGTTCTTCATATTCCAATTGAACACTTAGAACAATTAAAGTTCGATATCTCTAAGCGATTGGATGAAATTGATAGGGGTGATAAGGTTGTTATCTTTATTGACTCTATTGGTAATTTGGCTTCTAAGAAGGAACTGGAAGATGCTCTTGAAGAAAAGTCTGTTGCTGATATGTCTAGGGCAAGGGTGATGAAATCTCTTTGGAGAATCGTTACACCAGCGCTTACAACTAAGGATATTCCTTGCGTTGCTGTTAATCATACCTATCAAACTATGGAAATGTTTAGTAAGACAGTAATGTCTGGTGGTACTGGTGGTATGTATTCAGCTAATCAGGTTCTTATTATTGGTAAATCGCAAGAAAAGGATGGTACTGAATTATCTGGATTTAATTTCACTCTTAACGTCGAGAAATCAAGATTTGTAAGAGAGAAGTCTAAATTTACTTTTACAGTAACATTTGAAGGCGGAATTAATAAATGGTCAGGATTGATGGATATTGCTATTGATCTTGGTTTCTGCGCTAAACCTAAACAAGGTTGGTATACAAGGGTTAATCTTGATACTGGTGAGCTTGAAGATAAGAACTATAGGTTAAAAGATACTAATAATAAAGAGTTTTGGGAAGATATTTTACGTTCCCAAGCTTTCAAAGATGCGATTCATAAACGATATGGTGTTTCTACTGGTACATTACTAGGTGATTCTGATATTGAAGATGAATTCGCTGATGATGAAAATAAAGAAACTGATTTTGACGAGGGTAATGAATATGCGTGAAGCAAATTATAACTTAGAAGAAAATAAAGATTACAATTTTGTTTACTCAGAAGAAGATCCAGAAGCAGTTGTTAAACTTATTTCCGGAGATTATGAAGGAATTTCTGTAAAATTTGCTGATGTTTCCATGCAAGAAAATGATGACGCAACAGAAGCATACTTAAATTTCTCTTTTGACGTTGTTGATGCAAATGGTTCTTTATTTTTAGAAGAAAACGAAGAATTTAAAAATTACCTTGGAGACGTATTGACTTCCATCATATGGAATAATATCATTAAGAATGATACGAATACTGTTGACAAGGAGTAAATGTGAGATTTGAACAAGTAATTCTGAAATCGTTGATCTTTAATGAGGAATATACTAGAAAAGTATTACCTTTTTTGAAGGAAGAATATTTCGGTGATAGAATTGAGAAATTAGTATTTAATGAAATAGATACATATATTTCGAAATATAATACAACCCCTACTTATGAATCTTTGGTTATTGAAATTAATAATAAGAATATTTCAGAAGATGAATATAAAGGTTCTATAGAACTCATTAACGAGATCAACGAAAGTAAAAACGAAAAAAGTAAAGATGATTGGTTGATTACTGAAACTGAAAAATTTTGCCAAGATAAAGCAATATTAAATGGTGTCAGAGAATCTATTGCGATTCTTGATGGGAAAAATAAAACCCATGACAAAGGAGCAATTCCAGATATCCTTACTAAGGCATTGTCTGTCAGTTTTGATAATCATATTGGTCACGATTATATTGATGATTTTGAATCTCGTTATGATTTTTATCATAAACAAGAAGAAAAGATTCCATTTGATTTGGATTATTTGAATAAGATTACTAAAGGCGGTTTACCTAAGAAGAGTCTTAATATAATCTTAGCTGGTCCAGGAGTTGGTAAAAGCCTATTAATGTGCCACCATGCTGCTACTTGTTTAATGCAAGGTAGAAACGTTCTTTATATAACCATGGAAATGGCAGAAGAACGTATTGCCGAAAGAATTGACGCGAATCTTCTTAATGTTACTGTCGATGATCTTGAATCTTTGAGTAGGGATGAATATGCAAAAAGAGTTTCTAAATTAAAGAATACTAATGTTGGTAAGTTAATCATTAAGGAATATCCGACTGCTTCTGCTTCAATAGTTCATTTTAGAGCATTGCTTAATGAATTGAACTTGAAGAAGAACTTTAGGCCAGAGATTCTTATAATCGATTATATGAATATTTGTTCGTCTTCCAGATTAAAGATGGGCGCCAGCGTTAATTCTTATGCTTTCGTAAAGAGTATTGCTGAAGAACTAAGAGGATTGGCGGTAGAATTTAATCTTCCAATTCTCACAGCTTCTCAGTTGACTCGTGGAGGTGCTGCGAGTTCTGATCCTGGTATGGATGATGTATCTGAATCTTTTGGCGTTGCAGCAACTGCTGATATGATGTTTGCTTTGATATCAACAGAAGAACTTGAGCAACTTAATCAATTAATGGTTAAACAAATAAAAAACAGGTATTACGATCCTACTAAAAATAAAAGGTTTGTTATTGGGGTTGATAGAGCGAAGATGAAATTATACGATGCTGAAGCTTCTGCACAACATGGTATAGTAGATTCCGGACAGCCAGAAATGGAAAATAAACAGAAATTCAATAAGAAAGCATTTGACGAATTCAAATTCTAGTTATATACTAGAATAATGAAGATAGACTTGAAAATTATTGAAAATCTTAAAATTCTAACTAAGACGTCAACCCATCCATCTGTTTGGGTTGCGTCTTGTCTTGTTCATAGGAATAAAATTATTTCCTATGGAATCAATTGTATGAAATCCCATCCATACCAGAAAAAATATGGTAGAAACGAAGAAGCTATATATTTTCACGCAGAAACATCGGCAATATACACTGCAGATAAACGAATAGGATTTGATAAGTTCCATAATTCAATACTTTATGTTTGTAGATTGAAATATGAATCTACAGAAAAATTATCATTGGTTACTGGTTTAGCAAAACCATGCGATGGTTGTATGCGTTGTATCCAACATTATGGAATCAAGTCTGTAATATATACGATGGATGAACCTGATAATTATGGAGTTATTATATCATGAAACAAGCAGCCATTATTATTCCTACAACAGGAAATAGTAAAGTTCAATACGCTGTAGAATCAGCGCTTAAACAAACCTACAAGAATACAAAAGTCTATTTGATTATTGATGGATCTCAACATTCTTATAAAGTAGATAGAACTGATTGGGATTTGAATCTTGATCGTGAACAACGTGATAGATTATTAATTTATGAATTGGAAGAAAATACTGGAGCCAATGGACAGAATGGACATAGAATATATTCTGCTATGTCTTTCTTATCAAATGCAGATTATCTATTCTATCTTGATCAAGACTGTTGGTTTGATGAAAACCATGTAGAATCGTGTATAACTCTGCTTGAAAAGCAAGATTTGGATTGGGTTTATTCTCTAAGAAAAATATTCACGGAATATGCGGGATATGTATGTAATGATGACTGTGAAAGTTTAGGAATGTATTCTCCGGTATGTAATTATCAATTAGTTGATACTAATTGTTATTGTATCAAACGAGAAGTTGCTATGATGGTTGCTCCTTATTTCGTAGGAGGGTGGGGACATGATAGAAGATATTTACAAGTCCTTGCTGCAAACTTTAAGAAATTTGACTGTACTGGAAAATATACTACTAATTACAGATTAGGCGGTGATAATAATTTGAATGGTGCATTTTGGGAAGCGGGTAACGCAAAAGTGGAAGAATTATATAAAGATAAAGAAATGCCTTGGAGAAAGAATAGTGAAATGTGAATTGAAAGGCGAAATAGCCAAAGTAACTTATAAAGATAACAAGATGATTGTTGAAGGTGAAATAGAAGTAACTGATTCATATCATTCATTTGATGAATTGTACGCTCATAGAATCCTTCTTTTTATTTCTTTGATGAAATCACATAAAGATTTATCTTGGAAATCTAGAATGCATAGTGACGGTACTTCCTTTCCAGAATGGTTTATTGCTGGAATGAAGTTACCTTCCGGTGATATCACTTATCATATTTCTGATAAGTTTTGGTCTTTAGTGGAAGATATACCGACTCTTGAGAAAGCTCCTGAATGGGATGGTCACACAAGTGAAGACGTAATTAGAAGATTAAATAATTGGAGCATAACGCTATGAATATTTTATATTTTGTTTTTTCTTGGAAAGGTCAATACGAAAAGGCCAAAGAGTGGGAAATGAAACTTATACCACACGGAAAAGTTGTAGTTGTTAATTCAGACGATGATAATGAAGAAGTTGGTTGGATTAATATTGGTAATGAATGCTATTTTTCTGATCAATTTAGGACAGCATTAAAAACTTATCAAGAAAATAGTGATATTGATGCCATTTGCCACATCCAAGCAGACGCATCATATGATAATTTTGAAGATATTATCGATGCAGCTAACAATACGTTTAACAAGTATAATTGGGGCGTATATGCACCTAACGTAGACGATACTTTCTACACTTCCGATAGAACGGACATATTTACCTTGGATAATAGATTGTCTGTTGTTGCAACCACAGATAATACTTGTTGGTTTATCCATAAAGATATGCTCAATAAGATGATTGAAAATATACATTTAATGGATTATAATGATCTTGGTTGGGGATGGGATTTATTAATTTGTGGATTTGCCCATCTAGCTCAAAGAAAGGTTATTAGAGATTATAATTTTATTGTTGATCATCCTCCTTCAACAGGATATAAGAAAGAAAAAGCTGAAGAAGAAATGCAACAGATGTTTAGTAAATGTCCTGAATCCTTGAAGGAAGTAATCTATTATATTAAGGTACAACCAAAATCTTTATCGAAATATTATGGAAAGCAAACTGACTTTTTTACGTATGATACTGCGAGGGGGTTAGTTTGAAGATTTGTTATCTTGATTTCTGGCCTGGATTTGATGTCCAATCTAATTGGTTTAATCTTTTATTCAAGGAATATTTTCAAAATAAAGACTTAATTTTTTCAAACGATCAAACAGACGCAGATATTATTGTTGCGTCTAGTTTTGGTAGTGAAAGACGTAATATAATCAACAAGAAAGCTATTCGTATTTTCTATACTGGAGAAAATGAACGTCCTGATTTGACTTTCGGTGAATATTCATTAAGTTTTGATTTTGATACATATAACGGTCGCAATCTTCGTTTACCACATTGGTATTTGTATGTTAATTGGTGGAATGAACCCAATTTCGAACACGCAGCACAAATATCATTAGAGCAATTGAATAAAAAATGGGATCCAGAAGAGATTTGGAATAGAAATGAATTTTGTTCAATTATGATAGGTAATCCAGTTCAAAACAGATTGACTGTTGCTAATCTTATTGATTCTACTTTTGGAAAAGTACATTGTTACGGCAGAGTATTCGGCAATCCCTATGATGGTGATAAAGTAAAACTTCTTGAAAAATATAAGTTCAATATTTGTTTTGAAAATTCTATAACTGATGGTTATGTGACTGAGAAGCTATTACAAGCTAAAGTTGCTGGTTGTATTCCGATTTATTATGGACATTCAACATACACAAAAGATTTTAATCCTATGTGTGCCATTAATTATGCTGATTTTGCTGATGATAGTGGATTAATAGATCAGATGTATCATCTTAATAATAAAGATAACTTTGTTCTAAGAGCAAAAGAACCATTATTTCATACTATGCCTAATCTTGATTTTATCTATGCGTTTTTCAGCGTTATATTCAAAGGAAAATTATGATAAAAAACTTTTTTGAAATTAACCAATTAGTTTCTGATAAATTAAAAAATAATGAATCCTTCTCTATGTTGCGTATTGATAATACTGCCACATATGTAACAAATTGTTTACATAAAGGACAAAGACCAGTATACGAATTCTTTAATGAAAATACGATGATTGAAGCTGGAGTATATCCTTCTTCATTAGAATATGCTTTTTCAACAGTATATCCAAAAACGGTTGAAATTATGAAATCTTGCGATATACTAGGATTTGTGGATATATCTCATCAAACTAGAAATGACAAAGATTTTTTGGATATGTTTGGTGATAAAACTATCTACTTTGATATGGAAATTGTAGATCCAGGTGCATTAACTGGACGATCCGTTTTCGGTGAATTGAATGATCCTTGGACAAAATACCTAAAAGGAAAAAAAGTATTAGTTATATCATCTCATGCAAATAGTATATTACATCAATGGAATAACATTGATAATATTTGGGGAAAAGAACGAGATAATATAGTACCGTTTGAATTGGTTGGTTGTATTAAAACTCCATTCCATCCTTTAGTAGACGATAGGCAATATCCTAATTGTAATAACTTTGAAGAAGTTGTAGAACATACGAAGAGCATTATAGATCAATACGATTATGATGTGCTAATCACAGGAGTGACAACGCAATCGCCATTTTATGTTGAACATGCAAAACAAAAAGGAAAAGTAGGTATACAAACAGGAGGAATAATTCAATTATTCTTCGGTATAAAAGGAAAGCGTTGGGAAATAAATTATAATGCGTATTATCCAAATGGTTCAAATATGTTTAATGAGCATTGGATCTATCCTTTACGGTTGGATGAACCTCAGAAAATAAACGAAATACGTCATCTTGAAACATCATATGCATATTGGAGTGGACAATAATGAATAGTTTGAATGAAATCCTAACTTTAGTTGAAGAATATATTAAAACTAAACAACAAAATAAAGTTTGGGTTCCTGGTCAAGATTATATTAATTATGCTGGACCTTATTTTGATCATACTGAATTCGTTTCTGCAGTAGAATCGCTATTAAAGGGATGGCTAGTGATGGGTAATGATTGCCTAAAATTCGAAAACAAATTCCCAAAATACTTTGGAAAAGATTATGGTGTTTTGACTAATAGCGGTTCTAGTTCTAATCTATTGATGATGGCTAGTCTTACGAGTAAACGTGGACATAACCTTCCAAAAGGAACAAAAGTTCTCACTCCAATTGCGGGATTTCCCACAACGTTAAATCCCATTATTCAAATGGGATTTGAACCAGTTTTTGTTGATGTTGAACTTGATACTCTTAATCTTGATCTGGATAAAGTAGAACAAACGTTAGAAAATAATCCAGACATTAAGGTAATTACATTTGCTCATGTATTAGGAAATCCTCCTAATATGATTAGGTTGATGGAACTTGTATCTAGGTATGATCTAATACTCCTTGAAGATTGTTGCGATGCTTTGGGATCAACTTACGCAGGACAACAGTTGGGAAGTTTTGGTGAAATGGCTTCGTGTAGTTTCTATCCTGCTCACCATATTACGATGGGAGAAGGTGGCTTTGTATCTTGTTCTACTAAAGAACAAGAAATCATCCTTAGAAGCTTTAGAGAATGGGGAAGAGGGTGTTATTGTGTTGGTCCTAAAGCAAATACGTTGAAGTGCGGAACTTGTAAGAATAGATTCAGTAATTGGATTCCGTCTTTACCTGACGAAACTTTTGATCACAAATATGTTTACGATGAGATAGGGTATAACTTAAAGCCAATTGAACTACAAGGTTCTATGGGTCTTCGCCAGCTAGAAAAACTTGATGAAATTAAAGAATTACGTGTTCGTAATTATAAATTGTTGTTTGATGCTTATAGTAAATATGAAGAATACTTTCATCTACCAAGAGCGACGAATTTAAGCGATCCAAGTTGGTTTGCGTTTCCTTTGACTGTAAGAAAAGACGCTCCATTCACTAGGAATGAATTCGTTAATTTCTTGGAAGACAAGAAGATACAAACAAGACCATATTTTGCTGGAAATATCATTTTACAGCCAGCGTATTCTCACTTGATGAGTACTGATGAAGCTGTGAACAATTATCCAAATGCTACATTTACTACTACGAATACATTTTTCCATGGAACAAGTCCAGTAATAACGCAGGATCAAATTGCATATATAAGTGAACAAGTTGACTATTTTATGAAGCAATATGAATAAAGAACAATTAATTGAATTTGAAAATAAAGTAGCGGAAAAGTTCAACAATGCTGAGATAAGAGCACCTGTACATTTGTATCATGGTAATGAAGCTAAGATGCTCAGAGTTTTCGAAAGAATCAATATTGAAAAAGATTGGGTTTGTTGTACTTGGCGAAATCATTACCAATGTCTCCTTAAAGGAGTTCCTGAAGATCTTCTAATGCAGAAGATCGTAGAAGGTAAAAGTATGGTTATGAATCTACCTGAATATAAGATCGTATGCTCAAGTATTGTGGGTGGCATTCCAAGTATAGCTGTGGGAATAGCACAAGCAATAAAACATAACAGACAAGACTCTAGGGTTTGGTGTTGGTTGGGCGATATGAGTGCGGAAACCGGAGCGTTCCATGAAGCGTACAAATATGCGGTAAATAATCGTTTACCAATAACGTTTGTCGTTGAGAATAATGGTCTAAGCGTTACGTCACCCACCAACGAAGTCTGGAATAGATTGTTTCCTTGGTATATTCCCATGTATTATCAACGAGGACTTGAGGATAGTTTTGATTTTGATGGCGCCCATTTAATTTGTTATACTTACAAAAATGAAAAATATCCCCATGCAGGGGCAGGTGTTCGTGTTACTTTTTGACGGATTTTGTAATTATTCTTCGACTAAGGCCGTACCTTATGTTTATGTATGTATCCATAGAGAAACTAATGAGTTTTATATAGGATATAGACGTAGTAATAAACTTCCTTCAAATGAAGATTTTCCATTATATAAAACTTCTTCTAAACTGATAAATCCTAATTTTGATGAATATAATTATTTCATAATAGCAGAATTTTTTAATAGTGATGATGCTTATGATTTCGAGCAAAGATTGATATATGAAAATTGGGATAATCCTTTATTATTGGATAAATCTTGTTTTTTTAATAAAAAACGATTTAGAAACACCAAAGGGTATAAACAAAAGAAGAAATCTTTTAGATCAGTAGAATCAAATTTAAAAAGATCTAATACGTTGAAAGGAAGACCTACTGGAAGGAAGGGTATTCCTATGAGTGAAGAACAAAAGAAAAAACTCAGTGAAATTAGTAAAGGTAAAAAGAATGCCGGCTCATTTGGTAATAGACCTCCTTGGAATAAAGGAATAAAAATGACAGAAGAACAAAAAAGTAAACAAAATACAGAAGGCTTGAAAAAGGGTAGAGGTTGGAATAAAGGATTAACTTCTAAAGGTGATGAATGAGTCAGTTATATTATAAACAAGAATTGAGAGACGCAATGTCTTGGTTATCTGAACAGCCAGATACAATATTCTTAGGACAATCTGTACTATATGAAGGTACTGGTTTATATGATACATTAGATCATTTACCAAAATCTAAGAGAATGGAATTTCCTGTAGCCGAAAATTTCCAAATGGGATTTAGTATAGGAATGGCTCTAAATGGATTTGTTCCTGTGTCTTGTTTCCCTAGATGGAATTTCCTTCTATGCGCTGCTGATCAATTAGTTAATCACTTAGATAAGTTGCATAAGATGAGTGATGGCGGATATGATCCGAAAGTCATTATTAGAGTTGCTGTTGGTTCTGAAATTCCTGTTGATCCACAAGATCAACATAAAGGTAATTTCTCAGATGCTTTTAGAAGTATGCTAAATTACGTTACTGTAGTTGAATTAACCGATCCTACTAAGATCGTTGACAGTTATGTGGATGCGTATCGTAGAAAAGGAAGCACTATTTTAGTAGAGTTTCCGGATTATGGCAAATAAGATATTACTATTCGGTAGTACTGGTATAATCGGAAGTATTTTAAAAGAAAATATAGACGTTATACCAGTAACCAGAAATGAATGTAATTTATTAGATAATGCAAACGTTATTTCTTTTATTGCAAAACATAATCCAGATGTTATAATAAATTGTGTATCTAATACAGACACTACTATGCACATGTTTAATTATGATATTTTTAACGAAAATATATCTATATTTCATAATTTACTTGATGCTAAACCTTATTATGGTAAAATGATATGTTTTGGTTCCGGAGCAGAATTTGATAGGAGGACATCTATCGACAATGCTAAAGAATCTGATATTTGTTGTAGTTTTCCATATGATCATTATGGAATAAGTAAAAATATAATAGCCAGATCCGTGGAAAAAACGAATTCTGTATATAATCTTAGATTGTTCGGTTTATTATCCCATAAAGATAAAAACAGATTGTTCAATCATATATTCGATGATGATTTTGCGTTGGTTGATAGGTATTTTGATTATTTCTCGGAGAAAGATCTAGTAACAGTTGTTAAATACTTCTGTGAAAATACGCCAAAGTATAAAGATGTGAATTTAGTATATAAAGACAAATATAGATTGAGTGATTATATCTATACTATATACAAATATAATAAATTAAATAAGAAGATAAATTCAACAAAGAGTAATAAAAATTATACGGGATCTGGTGAAAGATTGAGTGAATTGAATTTGCCATTAGTTGGAATTAATGATGAATTAAGGAAATATAAAATATGAAAGTTGTTTATGTTACTGGATGTTTAGGATTCATAGGATCTTATGTTACTACCGCTTGTTTAAATATGGGTTGGTATGTTATAGGCGTAGATAAAATAACGTATGCGGCAGATGAAGAAGTTTTGGAGGGATTTAAAACGTTTAAAACATTTAAATTCATCAAATCTGATATTAATGATCTTGATTATTTGTACGATTGCGATTATATTATTAATACCGCAGCAGAAACTCATGTAGACAATTCGATTGTAAGTTCTTCAGAGTTTCTGAGTAGTAACGTTAATGGTGTTCATAGACTTCTTGAATTAATTAAGAATAAACACAAGTTTAAAATGCCAGTTCTGCTTCATTTCAGTACAGATGAAGTTTATGGGGATATTGTAGATGGAGCCCATAAAGAAACTGATCTATTAAAACCGTCAAACCCTTATTCTGCAACTAAAGCTTCCGCTGATATGCTTATTACTGCGTGGAATAGGACTTTCGGAGTTCCGTATATTATTGTTAGACCATCTAATAATTATGGTAAAGGGCAGTACGCTGAAAAATTAATTCCCAAAGCTTGTAAATACTTAAAACTTGGGAGAAAGATTCCTGTACATGAAGGTGGGGAACCAAGCAGAACTTGGTTACATGCTGGAGATACTGCTAGGGCTGTACTCACGATAATTGAATCTGGCGTTGTAAATGAAATTTATAATATCGGCGGGAATTACGAAGACAAAAATATCAATGTTTTAAAGAAGCTAATTAAGTTATATAATGGAAAAGACGATATCACTCCATACGTTGATTTTGACTATTCAAGACCCGGACAAGACGTAAGATATTCCATAGATGATTCTAAGTTAAGAAGTCTTGGTTGGAAACCAAAAGTTGATTTCGATGAAGAATTAAAATATATAGTACAATATAATAAAGAAAAGTTTATTTGGTAAGGTGAAATAATATGAAAAAAGCGTTAATTTTTGGTGTGACTGGGCAAGATGGATCGTATCTTGCTGAACTACTATTAGAGAAAGGATACGAGGTACATGGAGTAAAACGAAGGAGTTCTTCTTATAATACTTCAAGAGTTGACCATATCTACTCTGATCCTAATTTTAAGTTGCATTATGGTGACGTTACTGATTCACTAAACGTCACTGCATTGATTCAATCAATTAAGCCTGATGAGATTTATAATCTAGCAGCACAATCCCACGTAAAGGTATCGTTTGAAATTCCAGAATATACTGGCAATGTGGATGCATTAGGTACTTTACGTATTCTTGAATCTATTAAGTTACTTGGTATGGAAAATCATATCAAGTTTTATCAAGCGTCCACTTCCGAACTTTATGGTTTGGTACAGGAAATTCCTCAAAGAGAAACTACACCGTTCTATCCTAGAAGTCCATATGGAGTTGCTAAACTTTACGGGTTCTGGATTCTAAAGAATTATAGAGAAGCATATAACGTATTTGCTTGTAACGGAATTCTATTTAATCATGAAAGTCCACGTAGAGGCGAAACTTTCGTAACTCAAAAGATCGTTTTAGGATTGAATGATATATTAAACAAGAAGGCTGATGTTCTATCATTAGGTAATCTTGATGCTCTTCGCGATTGGGGACACGCTAAAGATTATGTTGAAGCGATGTATCTGATGCTACAACAAGATACTCCAGATGATTACGTTGTTGCCACAGGAGAGCAATATTCGGTTAGACAATTCGTTGAATCTTGCGCTCCTTATTTTGGTATGAATATTCGTTGGGAAGGAGAAGGTCTTGATGAAGTTGGTATTGATACTAATACTGGTAAAGTAGTTGTTACTGTAGATCCAAAATACTTTAGACCTACAGAAGTTGCTACTCTCCTTGGTGATCCAACAAAGGCTAAAACGCTGCTTGGATGGGAACCAAAGTATACGTTTGAAACTTTGGTTTATGAAATGTGTAAGTCTGTATTAGGTAATAATAATGAATAAAATTATTTCTATGAGTGTCTGGGGAGATAACCCCAGATACATCGTCGGAGCCAAACGCCAAATACAATTGGCTGAAAAGTATTATCCTAATTGGAGAGTAAGGATTTACACCGATAAACCAAATAATTTTACAGGTTATGGGGTTGATATAGTCAAAGCAGATACTGATATGTATGGTATGTTTTGGCGTTTCCTTCCTATGTTCGAAGACCCAAATAATATAGTAATGGTTCGGGATTCCGATAGTAGAATTACAATTAGAGAAGCGGCAGCTATACACGAATGGATAGAATCTGATCAAGTTTTTCACGTATTCAGGGACCATGATGCTCATTTTGAGTTTCCTATTATTGGGTGCGCGTTCGCTTATAAAGGTTGTTTTGGTAACCAACTTGAAGAATTAATGATTGAATATGCTAAGACTAATAAGTTTTATCTAAGTGATCAATTCTTCTTGAGAGATTATATCTATCCGGTAATCAAAAATAGTATGATGATTCATAGTATGAACGAAGAAGGGTGGTTTAAAGATACTAGAAGTAAATTGAAGAATGAATATTCTTTCTGTGGTAATGGATATGACGAAAACGATATGCCATTATATGCTGCTTCCTTGGCGGCAATGAAAAGATTTGATCCTAAATGGGTTGCTGATGAATATAAGTTCGATGAAGGAGTGATGGATGAGTAAGGCATATTATATAGTACCAGTACATAATAAAGAAAATTTGATTGAAAATGTTCTTTATGGTATTTTAGATTCTCATTCAAGAGAGAATTTGCCACCAACGATTATTTGTATATTAGATGGTTGTGTGGATAGTACAGAAGATAAGGTGTATGGGGTTAAGGATAAATGTATATTACCAGAATACTTTCATATCTTAAAAGCAAATGACGTTCATGAAATTGAATGTTTAAACATGGGACTAACTTTTATTAGAGATAATCTTTCCCCATCTCTTGATGATTTAGTATTCATGGTTCAGGACGATGTTATTTTACAAGAAACTGATATAGATAAGAAGTTCGTAGAATTATTTAATTCTAGAGATGATTTAGGTTATATTTCTATGAGACTTGGGGTTTCTGTACATATAATGAATGATGAAATCAAAGAAGATGATTACATAGAATCTGAATTCGGGCATTGGAATCAATTAAGTTGGAAATTCCATAAAACTGTAAATCATGGCGAATTTGTAGAATCCGAGATTGCTATCAGAAGTCCAACTTGCACTCAATGGAGACGATTCGAAGAATGTGGTTTTTTCGATGAAAATTTACGTCCTTGCGGATATGATTGTCATGACTTCAGTATAAGAATGAAAATGGCTGGATATATTAATGGAGTCTATGCTATGAAATTCAAGAGTGACGTAAATTGGGGAACTATGCGTTCAGATAATCCTTCAACATATAACGATAGAGTTGGATATATATACGAAAGAAATCGCAAATATATCGCGAATAAACATCTAAAATATTTTATTGGATAATGATTATGGAAAAAAATGATAAGATTTATGTTGCCGGACATAATGGATTAGTTGGTTCAGCTATTGTAAGAGAATTGAAAAAACAAGGTTATACAAATATTATTACAAAATCAAGAGAGGAATTGGATTTAACTGATCAAGAAGCTGTTGAATGGTTTTTCTTCAAAGAACATCCTGATTACGTTTTCCTAGCTGCAGCAAAGGTTGGTGGGATTAATTATAACAAAACATATCCAGCTGATTTTATTGTTGAGAATCTTGAAATCCAAACAAACGTAATTAAATATGCTCATAAACAAGGTTGTAAGAAGTTACTGTTTTTAGGCAGCGCATGTATCTATCCTAAGATTACGCCACAACCAATCAAAGAAGAATATTTGATGACTGGTCCATTGGAACAAACCAATAATGCATACGCTATTGCAAAGATTGCTGGTTTGACGATGTGTCAGAAATATAAACAACAATATGGATTTAATTGTATTAGTTTAATGCCTACTAATCTATATGGTATAAATGATAGATTCAACGTTGAAAACGGCCACGTTATTCCTGGATTAATCAATAAGTTCGTTACTGCTAAAGAAAACGGAGACAATTCTATTACCTGTTGGGGCGATGGAACTCCAACAAGAGAATTCCTTTTTGCAGACGATTTAGCAGATGCTTGTATCTTCTTAATGAATACATACGATTCAGAAGAAATCATTAATGTAGGTATTGATAATGAAATCACTATGTTCGATTTAGCTGAAAAGTTAAAGCAAATCGTTGATTTTAAAGGAGAAATTATCTGGGATAAGGATAAACCAAACGGAACTCCAAGAAGAAAAGTATGTAATGAAAAGTTATATGACCTTGGATGGCGTCCAAAATATGAATTGGACGAAGGGTTGAAAATCACTATTGATTGGTTTCTAAACAATAGAGAGAGTTGCAAATAATGAAATGGAACTTAATGGAAGACGCTATCTCTTTTGGAGATAGACTCAAATTAGCTAAGTTTGCATTAACTACTAATCAGTTCACTAATGGCCCTAAAGTAAAAGAACTTGAGAAGGCTTGGAGTGAATGGTTAGGTTGTAATCATTCTCTTTTCGTTTCATCTGGTAGCACTGCTAATTTCCTTCTTGTTGCAGCTGTTAAAGAATATTATGGATTAAAAGACGGTGATAAGGTATTATTACCAGCTTGTACTTGGGTGACTAATGTTGCTCCTATTATTCAGTTAGGATTGCAACCAGTTTTCTGTGATATTAATATCGTTGATTTTAGTTTTGATGAAAGTGAGTTGAAGAAACTTGCTGTAAAACATAAAGATATCAAATTGATATTTGTTACTCACTTATTAGGATTTTCGTCAAAAACCAGAATTAATGGAACGCTACAAGAACTATTCCCAAAAGCAATCATAATGGATGATGTTTGTGAATCTCACGGTTGTAAACTTGCTGATGGTGGAAAGGTTGGCTCTGATAATAGTTCCATAGGTTCTACGTTTTCTACATACTTCGGGCATCATTTAACTTCGGTTGAAGGAGGATTCGTTTCCACTAACAATTTTGAATTGTATGATCTCATGAAGATGAAGCGAAGTCATGGTATGGCTAGAGAATCATTAATGTTTAATAGGTATGCTGAAAAGTATCCAGACATTGATAAACAATTCTTATTCATTACTGATGGGTATAATTTTAGAAATACTGATCTGAATGCTGTACTAGGATTATCACAGTTAAATAAGTTGAACGATTCCATTAAAATAAGAAATGAGAATTACAAAGAGTTTTGTGATATTCTATTAGATCATGCAAATAGATTTTTCCCTATGGAATATTCTGATACTTGCAGTAGTTTTTGTTTACCGTTTATCTGTAGTAGTAAAGCTGTTAAGATGAAGTTACAGAAAGCATTTACAGAACATGGTATAGAATACAGACCTATTGTTTCTGGTAATTTATTACGCCATCCTTTCTTGAAGTATTATAAAATTGATACTAAAAAACAATTAACTAATGCTGATATTATTCATGATTTCGGATTGTATATTGGAAACAGTCAATTCGTAGGCAAAAAGCATTTAGAATTATTAAGCACTATTTTGGACGATTATGCATAACTTGAAAGATATAACAAAAAAATATTCTGTAGTATTTGTTGGCCCTGTTCGTAATTGCTCTCCTTATTTGAGAGACGTATTTAAGAATATTGAACGTATTGGTAGTTTATTCAAATCATATTCTTGTGTTTTTGTCGAAAGCGATTCTTCAGATAATAGCTATGAAATTTTAGAAGAGTATGCTAAGAAAAATAAAAACGTATATGTTACAAGTTTGGGTAGATTAGAACCTAGAATTATGTCCAGAACAATTAGGATTGCTACTGCAAGAAATGCAGCAATTCAAATTTGCGAAGATAAAGGATTACTAGATTCTCATGATTTTTATATACAAATGTGCGTAGATGATGTTATGGCACAAGAGATGGATCTTGATGGAGTACTGAGTTGCTTCAAGTATGATATTGATTCTTGGGATGCTATGACTGCTAACCAAAATACATATTATGATCTTTGGACATTACGAAAAGAAGGTTGGTTAGATTATGATTGTTGGTATGAGGTATACAGAAAACCTTCATATATGTCTTTAGAGGATGCAAAGAATATATTTGTACAATCAAGATTTATTAAAATCCCTAAAGATTATGGGTTAATTGAAGTTGATGCTGCTCATGGAGGATTCTCTATCTATAAATCACAAACAATTAAAGGTTGTAGATATAGAGGGTTCAATGTAGAAAATAATTTTGAAGAATCAGATATTATTTCTTTTTGCCAAGGAGTTAAGGCAAAAGGAGGAAAAATCTTTATAAATTCGGAACTTATCAATATCAAGAATAATTAAAACGATAAATACTCTTATTGTTAAAATAAGAGTAGTTTTTCGATGAGTAATATATTATTTCTTATAGGTGGCCCAGGTTCTGGGAAAGATTTAGTCATAAAAGAACTTAATGCTTTATATATTCTTAAAGAATATAATATAGAGCAAATAAAGCAATTCACTTCGTTGGCTGAAGATTGTATAATATCAGCCAACGCATACAAAAAAGATCAAATCCTATCAATAAAAGAATCTTTAGAGGAATCACATAACATATCAGCAATATATGTTGATGTTAATGATGATGTTTCGAAACAAAGATTAACAAATAGGAATCTAAATGAATCAGTTAGAATAGATAGATTATTGGATTCTAAATTGAATCTTGATGTGTTTGAAGAACAATTTACAAATTTATTCTATTTCGATAATAGTTTTGATAAGGATTCTGATGAAACAGGAAGTCAATTAAAATCTTTAGTTGAATCGTTAGATGCCACAAGTCTGAAATCAAAACGGCAAAAAGGAATTGCTGCAGCATCTAACAATAGACAAATATATAAGAATAAAGTAGAAACCACAGCTAAAGAGAATTCTAAATTAAATCCTCACCAGTTAGATAAGCAAGTAAAAGATTATTTAGAATTACATTTCAGAAAAAAACTAACTCACGATTTAAAAAAAGTAGAAGAAGATTCTGAATACAATAATTTCAAAACAGATAAAGAAGTAAAGAAAGAAAAGAAGATACCTAAAGACAAATTTTTGAAGGGAATAATACCAAGGAAATCTTTAGGTCCAACATTTGATACAAGAGAAACTGGCGATACTGCACTTATACAAACCTTTGCAACTAATAAAGCGTTTGAAGAATATGATAATTTGGATCAGTTTCTGGATGAAGCTGTTGATTCTCCAAATGATGCCGATACTGGCTTATTTGGCGGCGTGAATAGTCCAAACGTTAATCAATCAAATGATAAACCTTTATTTGGTTATCAAGTTTCAAAAGAAAAAAATAAAAACAGAAAAAAGAATTTTGAAACTGATAAAGAAACCAAAAAAGAATCGACGTATGTCAAAATAAAGAAAATATTTTTTAAGGGTTAAAAAATGTCATTAGAAAACAAATTATTACGCAAATATTACAGCGAAGCTCAAGTAGAAGAAATTTTTGAAGAAAGAATGGGGCCGCTCAGGAAATATATTACATCAATTGGTATGGATTGGTCCAAATTATCAACAGAACAATTGAATAGGATAAAAGATAGCCAAGCATATAAAGAATTTCGTAAACTTAATAGTATCAAATATACTTTTAAAAAAACTAATCCTATATTAAACAATATTAGATATAATGAATCTGTTGATGAAGATTATACTCCCCATCCTCCTAAAGAATATGAACCCAGTAAAAAATATAAACATTTAAATCCTAAACACGTAACGAGACAGCAATATTACGCAGGATTGATTAATAAAGGATATTCTGCACTAAAGACTGCACCATTATATAAAAGTCTTGGACCAAAAGGATTTAAAGCAAGAAAACCAGACGTTCTTACATTTAGAAAAACCCAAGTTACTCCTACCGGACAAACTAAAGTTGTTGGATCTATAACCAAAAGAGAACTTCATAAAAGAAAAGAATATACTGGTAAAGCTGCTACTTATGAAGAGTTCAATACTTTCAATGAAGCTGATCAATTTAAAAAGAAAGCTATTCCTAAATTGAATCACATGAAAGAAATAAAACCAGAAGATGAGAAACAATGTGAAAAAGAATTTGAAATTACAAAAACTTTAACTGGCGAAAATCAAACAAATACTGTACAGATAAATCCTAATATGAAAGTTATTAGAAAGTCTGATAAAGATAAAGAGATTAAAAAAGAGCAAATTAAGAAACCTTCAAATAAAGCCGAAAAGGAAAAAAAATGATTAATTGTTCTTTATTTGTTGATATGGATATGGTTCTTGTTGATTTGGATGCTGGTTTAAAAAAACTAGATAAGACATTTCAAATGAACAAACAAGGACCATTACTCAATCCTACTTTAAAAGATAAAGTATTAGAAACCCCAAATTTTTGGTCCAATTTACCAAAAATGGAAGGATTTGATCAATTGTGGGAAACAGTTTCAAAAATGAATCCTAAAATATTAACAGCCAATACAATATGGGATTCAAGAGCAAAAAAAGAAAAATGGGAATGGATACAAAAAAATTGCGACATTCCAAATTATAATTTTTATTGCGTGTTAAGAGATGAAAAACAATTGTTTGCAAAAACTAACAATCATCCTAATGTATTAATTGATGATTATGATTTAAATTGCTCCGAATGGGAAAAGAATGGAGGAATAGCAATACTTCATAAAAATCCAGAGAACACCATAAAACAATTGAAGTTACTGTTTAATGTATAATTTTAATTTTTTATAAATAATATTATAAATTCTTCAACAATTTAACTATAGGAAACGAACATGCCAGCATGGGGAAATACCGACAATCAGATCTCTACTCCTAAGTTCCCGATGGAACGTAGAGCAAGAGACGTAAATCAATTCACAGTAAATGCTCCTACCATTTATAATTCAACAAGTGCAAATACTCTTTTCATTGCCAATACTTCAGGAATCACTACTGGACAATATGTCAGTGGAAACAATCTTTATTTAAATAGTACAGTTCCTGGCTTCTTTTTAGGTAACGTAACTGTTGTATCTGTTAATGCTACTTCTGTAGTATTATCAACTAATGTTACTGCTAATGTTAATATTGGCGACACATTTGAATTTGATACAGCAATTGCTTATCCTGCGTCAAAGCCAGTAGAAGTTTATTATAACGCTAATACTTATCTTGTAGACAGTGGTAGAATTGCTAACGCTACTTTTGGTAATGGCACAACATTCGATAACCCAGTAGCGCATACTGGATGGAATCGCGTAATGCAAGGAAGAGGATATGTTTATGATATCGCTTTAGGAAACGTTAGTTCAACCTTAACTTATTCTAATGCTTATATTACTTTTAGCGCACCAACTGGTTCACCTAATGCTTATGCTGCTAATGGTTACATTACTGCTTATGGAAACGTTGTTACCGCAACATTAACTTCTAACGGTGCATCATATAACGCTATTCCTACAGCAACCATCTCTGGAGCAAATAATACAACTTTAACTGTTACTGTTATTCCTGGTGGTAGATTAGGAAGAATTCAGAGCGAAACTTTAGTTGCTTTAAGTTCTCCTAATGTTACTAATGCAAATTCTGGCGGAACATATTTCCCTGGACTATAATCTGAGATAGCTAATGAAAACTTATAAACAGTTTATTTCTGAAATGCAACCAAACGTGCCTGTCGTGTCTATCGACAGGCAATATCCAAACATTCATCAACCAGAAGGTTTAGATGAATTAAATAAGAATTTGGCAATACAAACATCTACTGGATTTGCTGATTTAAGAGAAGCGTTAAATAAAATCAGAAAACTCCTTTCAATGTATGCTTTGAAATTTCCAAAAGAAGATAGTATTCCGTTAGATAAAAAAACGGGTACTTTCACTTTTCCTGTTTCTTATTGTGATATTACTGGATTATCTCTAAAGGATTATATTGCTCCTGGTAGAGATACTTCAAATAAATTCAATTTGAATATCAACTATACTATGGAAAAAGGCGTTTATAATGTAACTGCCGAAATAGTAGAAAAATAATATAATTAATGTTTCGTAATTTGACTTCTGATAATTTTATTTTATATGCGGCGAATAATTATGTTTCGCCGCATTATATTGAGGACGAGTTTTTTGATGATTTGAGACGATTCAAATATATCAAAGGGTCGATACAAAAATATTATTTAAAAGATTCTATCAACGATAGATTAGTTTTAAATAATATTATAATGAGCTACAACGTATTTAACGTTGAAGCTTGTACTAGGATGTTATTCTTTAAAATCAAAGAAGAACACTATCCAGTATTAAAAACATTTTTAGTGTATTTGAATTATATGCCTGATGTAGTTAAATCTATAAATGGTAATAATATAGTATCATCAGATATACAAATACATCAAGACTTAGCAAATCTACTTAGAAAGATATGAAAACATATAAAGAGTTCGTAAAAGGTTTAAAAGAAGATGGTGGCGTTAGTGTTGGTGCTGGCATCTCTGGCGGCGCATCTCCTACTAATGTTATTAGTGGCGGTAGTATTGCTGGTGCTCCACCAGATTCGCCTCCTGTTAATTTAAAGAAGAGAAAGAAAAAAGATTATCCAGGTACATCACCAGCTTCTCCAGTTATGGGAACGATTAAACGAAAACTACCATAAATGGATATCAGAGAAATACCTTCTAAATTAGAATCTGATTTTAATTTACGTTTTGATTATTATTTTGATGATAATGATCTTTATTTAAAGTTAAATGGATTAGATTCAAGAAGTCTACGAGAATATATAGAATTTTCATATAACGTAGCTGCCTGTTTACCTCTAAGAAAATGTATATCAAGAATCAAGGTAAATAACCAATATATAAAAATTTCGGAGAAGTAAATGAAAAATTTTGTCGAATTAAAAGAAGCTTTGACGCAAAATACCCTCATGGAAGGTAAAGCAAAGGCAACTGAATTCTTTTCACAAATTTATAGCTCAGTAGTTTCAATGCATTATTTTCATCTAACCACTTCTTCATATTCTGCTCATATTGCAAGTAATGAATATTATACTGGACTTCCTCCATTATTAGATCAATTGATGGAGTGTTTTGGTGGAAGATATGGGAAATTAGAAACTCCTCCAAAGATTAAAGTTATTACAGCAGATGGATTATCCATTGCGGTTACGTTATTACAATGGGTTGATGCAAACAGACTAATGTTATCCGATGATACTGAAATACAAAATATCATAGATGAGATAACAGGTCTTATAAACACAACTATATACAAATTAAGAGAACTAAAATAATATAAATAACTTTTTTAAGAGGAATATCCTGTGCCAAACCAAAATCAAAACGGTCAGGATATTTGGTCCAAAATCTTTGTCATAGAAAGGGAATTACGCGATAAAGAAAAATCCCTGGACAAATTGGATATAACTCTATTAGACTTAAATAGGAAAATAGAGCAACTAAAAGATGACTTACACAATCTTAAAGTAATTCCAGATCTTGAAGAACGGATTAAATATCTTGAAGATCAAGTAGATGCAATCAGACTAGAATTGCCAGAAATTCGATTAATGAAAAAACTGGTTATGGGCTTAGTTGCATTCGTATTAACTGCGTTTCTTGGCTTGATATGGAACACTGTTGTAATTAGATCTTCACAAGACGTATCTATGCGTTTAAATACGTCTAGCGAAGAGATAGGTGACATTGCAAAAAAAATAATTGATGAATATCAAAAGGGTAAAAAGTAATGTCTTCTGATAAACTTACTGTTTCTACAATAACACAATTAAAACTATTTTCTATTGGTATTATTATTGGGTGTATCGCTGGTATTTTGTGGCAAGAATTATTGTCTCCCATAAGAATAACACCAAATATGACAGTAGCTGATGAATATAACGTTCTAAAATCAGACGCTGAAGATAGATTATTAAAATATATAGAAGGCCATTGGCAATCTTCTATTGGTGATGTTCTTATAAGCATTGGTGATGGTAGTATTGGTGGTAGTTTTATAGTTATTGAATCGTTTACTCCTAGTGCAAAAAACGAAGAAACTTATAAGATAGTTAAGATAGAAAGAGTTGATGCCTTTTTAGGAATAGTTGGTTTACAAATCTGTAACGTAAACAACAATTGTAATACAGAAGACAAAGTTTCCATCCAAATCAATAAAATTTTCGGCATAGATAAAACCATTTCTTTGACCTATGACACCCGTTTAACGAAATGCATTCCTGTCGACAATCACTGTACCAGAGCGTTCAAACAGATAGATTGACTTTATAGCCGTATCGCGTAATACTATACTTTTGGCGAAATGAAAGTATAGTTTATAGTATGAGCTTTTATATTGATGTAAAATATTTGAAAATGGTTTCTTGTAAGCTTGAAGGCTTTACACAGAAAAATAATGATCTCTATACGTGCAGATGCCCTTATTGCGGCGATTCACAAAAAAAGAAAACCAGAAAAAGAGGATACTTTTTCCGTAAAAATAATGACATGTTCTTTCATTGTCATAATTGCGGTAAAGGAAAAACATTTTATAAATTCCTTAGTTTCATAGACCCATCTCTTGCAAAAGAATATTCGTATGAGCGATATGCAAACGGAGAGACTGGACACCATAATTATACAAAGCCGAAATTTGAATTTGAAAAGCCAGTCTTTAATACAAAAGAAAAGTTAAATATTCCAACTGTAAAAAGTCTTGATTCTGATAACTTAGCCAGAAAGTACGTAGAAGAACGACAAATACCAGAAAAATATTTTTCTGATCTATACTATGCAGAAGACTTTAAAAAATTCCTTGATGAATTTCTTCCTGATCACGGTAAAGATTTGTTTGAAGGCGATAAAAGGTTGGTTATTCCTTTTAGAAATAAATTTAATAAGATTATTGCTATACAAGGGAGAACCTTAACTAATTCAAAAGTACGATATATAACAATAAAGATTGATACTAATTCAGATAAAGTCTATGGAATTGATAAAGCAAATCTAAACAAATTAGTATATGTTTGTGAAGGTCCAATTGATTCAATGTTCATAGATAATTGTATCGCAACTGCTGATGCGAATTTATCGTCTGTAAAAAATATTATCCAAGATAAAGATAATGTTGTCCTTATATTTGATAATGAACCAAGAAATCTTGCTTTGATCAAACAAATAGAAAAAGCAATTGACCAGAATTTTAAAGTTTGTTTATTCCCAGATACGTTTAGGCATAAAGATATTAACGATGCCATTCTTTCAGGAATGACTTCTGACGATATAATTGATATTATAAATAAAAATACGTTTTCTGATTTGAGAGCCAAATTAGAAATTATAACATGGAGAAAATGTTAATGAAAGTGACTTTGAAAAGCTTTACACAAGATGTTGAAGGTAAACGGAATTTATTAGAACAAATTGCTTACGTTGCCAGAGTATCTAATCCTTCTAACCAAAATAATGATACTACTGCAGAAAAACTTGTAGATTATCTCATAAAACATAAGCATTGGTCACCTTTAGAAATGGTAGATGCTACTTTAGAGATTGAGACTACCAGAGATATTGCAAGACAAATACTTAGACACCGTTCATTCACATTTCAAGAATTTAGTCAAAGATATGCTGATCCAACCAAAGACCTTGGTTTTGTGACAAGAGAAGCAAGACTTCAAGACGAAAAGAATAGACAAAATAGTGTCGATTTCGATGACGATTTTATTAAAGCTGAATGGGAAAATTACCAAAGAACTGTTTTGAATAATGCTAAATCAGCATATAAGTGGGCAATCAATAACGGGTTGGCTAAAGAACAGGCAAGAGTAGTCCTTCCAGAAGGTCTAACAGTTTCAAGAATGTATATGAAAGGAAGTATTCGTTCTTGGATTCACTATATACAAATACGTTCTGGGGTTGAAACCCAAAAGGAACATAGAGAAATTGCAGTTGCTTGTGCAGATGCATTGGCTCCAATTTTTCCAATGATTTACAGATTTGTTGACATTTCAAGTTGGACGCATGAAATATCTAAAGAATTACATGCAGTTCATTCTATAGAAGCAGAAGAATACCTTATAAACGTATTAGGAAATAACTAACATATATTAATGGAATTATTATGATTATTGATACTAGAAATGATGTAGAAAAATTTATGATTGCTGGTGACCAGATAGAAAAAGGATTTGGATCCCAGTCAGATCTTTATCTGAAATTGGTTACAGAAGAAGTTATTTTTGAAACGTTTAAAGCATTTGATAAAGACGATATAGTTGAAATAGCTGATGGTATTGCTGATAGTATTTGGGTTATTGAAGGTCTATGCATTACGTTAGATCAGAATTTGAATTATGTTTGGATGGATGTAAAAAATATCCTGAAATACAGCGAAAAAGAAGAAATAACCAAAGAGTCTATGATTGAAGCTGTAGTAAATGGCTATGTTACTCTGCGCAGCGATTATAGAGTACAGATGAACGCTTTCGTCTCTGGATCAGCTGCATTATTAATTGCTGACCTATTGCGGTTAGGAGACATATATAATATTCCTATGCAGGAAGTTTGGGATGAAGTCTCTAGATCAAATATGAGCAAGATTTCAGAGAATGGTAAGGTGTTAAAAAATGAATTTGGAAAGATCCAAAAACCTTCAACATTTAGCCCTGCAAACATTAGAGCAATTCTAGAAAAGCACGACTTAGTATAATAATAAAAGGAACTTTTATGGCAGAACCTAGACTTTTACAACCAAAATCAACTTACACAATAGATTATCCTCAAGCTATTGAATTTGCTAAAACCCAAAATGAAATCTTTTGGTTAGCTGATGAAATTGAAGTGGAGAAAGACCTCCATGATATGAAGACAAATTTCACAGAAGCTGAATATCATGGAGTGATTACCACTTTACGTTTATTTACGCTTTATGAGTTAGTTGTCGGTAATGAGTATTGGTCTGGTAAGATAAAGAAATTGTTCCAACGTCCAGATATTGAAAGAATGTCTAATTGTTTCTCTTATTTTGAAATCAACGTCCATGCACCATTCTATAATAAGTTGAACGAAGTTCTTGGATTAAATACAGAAGAATTTTATAATTCTTATGTTAATGACGAAGAACTTTATAATAGAATTAATTGGATTCATAAAGTAATTGAAAAACCTTCTGATAATCATTTTGATATTCTAAAGTCTTTGGCAGTGTTTTCAATGATTGAAGGCGCTATTTTATATTCCTCCTTTGCTTTCTTGAAGCACTTCCAAGCAGAAGGTAAGAATAAGTTAGTTAATGTTACAGCAGGAATTAATTTCTCAGTAAGAGATGAAAATCTCCATTCATTAGCTGGCGCTTGGTTGTTCAAAACATTACTTGCTGAATGTGAATTGAGTCAAGATGATATTGAAAGTTTGAAGAACGATATTCTAAAAACTGTAGAGCATATCAGAGAACATGAAGACAGAATTATTGAAATGATTTTTGAAAGAGGGCATATTAAAGGTATAACAGACCATCAATTGAAAGCGTTTATCCAACATAGATTGGATGTTTGTTTAGAACAGTTAGGATTTGAAAAGAAGTATAATCCGCATTACAATCCGATTAAAACTTGGTTCTATAAAAACATTAATGCTCCGCAATTACATGACTTTTTCTATAAGATAGGTAATCAATACAAGAGGGATTGGAACGAACAAGCGTTTGTTTGGAAAGTAGAAGATAAAACGGTAGAAGCAGCATGAAGACAATTTACGAAGAATTATCAGAAGAAAGAAAAGTATTACAGGAAAAAGAATTACTACCAGAATGGTTCACTACAACTGGTTGGCAATTATTCTCTTCCAAATATTTAACTAAAGATGAAAAAGATTTTAAATCTGTAGCTGAGAGAATTAGTAAATGCGCTGCTAAATGGACTGAAAATCCTGCATATTGGGAAAAAAAGTTCTTTGAAGCCATCTGGAATGGATGGTTGTCTTGTTCAACTCCCGTACTAGCAAATATGGGCACAGATAGAGGTTGTTGTGTAAGTTGTTCAGGAGGTTATGTATCTGATTCAGTATATTCTTTTTATGATGCACAAAAAGAAGCTGCTATTCTTTCTAAAAATGGCTTTGGTACATCCGCTTATCTTGGTGCAATTAGACCAAGAGGTACAGAAATTAAATCTGGCGGTAAGGCGTCTGGTGTTTTGCCTGTTTTAAAGGACTTCGTACAATTATCAAGAGATGTATCTCAAGGTAACACCAGAAGAGGTGCTTGGGCAGGATATGTGGAAATTGACCATAAAGATTTTTGGGAAATTGCTAATTTTGTAAATGCTAATCCTGATGATTGTAATATTGGTTGGAATGTTACTGATGATTTTATTAAAAAGCTAGATTCTGGTGATAAGAAAGCTATATCCAAATATCAAAAGGCCATGAAAACTAAAATGGTTACTGGAAAAGGATATTATTTCTTTCCTGATAAAGTTAATCGTTTAAATCCACAAGTATATAAAGATAAAGGATTAACTGTAAAAGCGAGTAATCTATGTTGTGAAATTACTCTTTTTTCAGACGAAGATCATACATTTACTTGCGTTCTTTCTTCTTTGAATCTTGCGAAATATGATGAATGGAAAGATAAGGATGTAGTATTTACTTCAACAGTATTTCTTGATTGCGTGGCATCTGAATTCATTTCTATGGGTAAAGATATCAAAGGACTCGAAAAGGCTGTTGCATTTACTGAAAAGGGTAGGGCATTAGGACTTGGTGTTATGGGTTTCCATACATATTTACAAGAAAAACGAATTCCTTTTGAAAGTCTAGAAGCTCATTTCGAAAATATCAGCATCTTTAAACATATTGATGAAGAATCATTAAAGGCAAGTAAGTGGATGGCTGAGGTTTATGGCGAACCTGAGTGGTGCGTAGGATATGGTATTAGAAATACTCATAGATTGTGCTGTCCTCCGACTTTAAGCACTGCTGAGATTATGGCAGGAGTTTCCCAAGGTATTGAACCGATTTATAAGAACGTCTATGTAAAGGGTTCTGCTGCTGGAGAAATGAATAGAATCAATCCTGTTCTTCTCGATGTTATGAAAGAAAAAGGCGTTTATAGCGAAGCAACCATTAACCAAATTATTAACGATAATGGATCTGTTCAAAACGTTGATTGGTTGGATGAACACGAGAAAAAAGTATTTAAAACTGCATTCGAGATTGATCAGAAGGTAGTTATTAGATTAGCTTCAACCAGACAAAAGTATATCGACCAAGCTCAATCAATTAATTTGTTCTTTTCTGCAGATGAATCTGAATCATATATATCTGAGGTTCATCAAATGGCTTTCAAAGATCCAATGATCAAATCATTATATTACATTAGATCTGAAGCTGGTGTTCAATCTAGTAAAGGTGAATGTGAATCCTGTTCGGGTTGATTTATATGTGCAACAATGAAGAATTATTTGCTATTCTTGATCTATTGGTTGGCGATAAACCGCTAACCAATAGCTTGGATGTTAAACAAATATCGCATTTCAGCGAATATAAATTAGATCAAAATAAACTGCCAGCTGAATTAATTAATGCAGTTAATAAACATTTAAGGACACCAACTGCTGAAGAATATGCTGAATATTCCATTAAGAGAGCAAAGGAAGAAGAACGAATTAGAATAGCAATTGAAGAATCTCAAAAATATGGACCGCCTTTTCTTTCAGACGAGTGGCGTTGGGCTAGAATAGATGCGGAAGTTGATAGATGTAGAGATTATATTAAAACTTATGGGTGATATTATACATGAAAGTAGTAATTTTAAGCGGTGGATTTGACCCTCTTCATTCTGGACATATAGAAATGATGGAGAACGCCAAACGTCTTGGTGGATTTCTGGTAGTATGTCTTAATTCAGACGAGTGGTTGGTAAAGAAAAAGGGAATTAACTTTCTTCCGATTAAAGAAAGAATGAATATCATAAAGAACATTTCATATGTTGATGATGTTATTACTTTTGAAGATGATGAATATGGTTCTGCTGTTAATGGAATTAAAGCAGTAGTAGAAAAGTATACAAATCATTTTAAAGATTATACATATATTTCAGATGGCGAAATATATACAGAGCAACTACTAGAAACACAATTTGCATTTGGTAATGGTGGTGATAGAAAAGCCAATTCAACACCTTCAATTGAACAAGTATATTGTGAAGAAAATGGTATTGAATTGTTATGGAATCTTGGTGGTGATAAGAGTAATTCAAGTTCTTGGATTCTAAACCGTTATAGAAATTGGCATTTTGAAATGGAAGAACGTGTTTGGGGTAATTATAAAGTTATATATCAAGACGCATACAAAAAAGTAAAAGTTATTGAAGTTATGCCTCATAAGGCATTAAGTTTGCAATCGCATGACCATAGATCTGAACATTGGACTGTAGTGGAAGGGATTGCCACAGTAATTCTGGAAGAAGATAAATATAAATTAGAAAAAATCATAGAAAGAAACGAATCTATATACATTCCAGTTAAAGCGAAACATAAGTTAATTAACAACACTGACGATGTTTTACAAATTATTGAAGTACAAATTGGAGAGTATTTAAAGGAAGATGATATTACAAGATACGATTAAGGGAGCAATTAATGCGCAAAACAATAAACATAATTTGTGACGAATGTGCGTCAGAATTTGATTTAAATTTTAACGAGAAATTTGTGAAAGATTACGAAGAGGTATACTGTCCGTTCTGTAAGGAAATCATTGAATCTTCTGATGAAAAAGAAGAAGATGACGATGATTCAGTTCCTTACCAAACGGATATGTGGGAAGATGAATGAAATCTTGGTTATATGAAGATCAAGAATTCACAGATCCGGGTGATGCTTGGGGATTTGTCTACGAGATAGTTGACTTATCCAACAACAAACGATATATTGGTAAGAAGCAATTCCTTTTTAAGAAAACTAAAACCTTAAAAGGTAAGAAAAAAAGGATTATGGTTGAATCTGATTGGAAAACATATTTTGGTTCTAGTGATGTTTTAAAGAATGAAATCACCATAAAAGGCGAAGATAATTTTGAAAGAAAAATTCTTCGGTTATGCTATTCAAAAAGTGAATGTTCTTATTGGGAAGCTAAGTTACAAATGGATCTTGACGTATTACTTAAACCAGAAGAATTCTATAATGAATGGATTTCCTGTAAAGTAAGTAGACGACATTTAGTAAAAAAATGATTTACTTATGTGTGTATTAATATATAATTAAACTATGAAAGATATTATTCGTGAAATTATTGATGATAAGGGAATTGATGGAATCTGTTTCAATCCTATGAATGATGATGGAGACGTTGCATTTAGTGGATTTAAATATGATAAGAAATCAAAATATGAATTAAGCTCATTAGGGCATAGGTATCACATACTTGTATATAAACTTTGTGACGATGGATTCGTTGTGAGTCTTGATTTGTTTGAGGCAACACTAACCGACCCGACAATTTATATTGATAATATAATTAAGAGTGGGTTTTATGGCGTTGTCTTTAAGAAAACAAAAAAGTCTCAAAAAATTGCAAAAGATTTGTATACAAAATACAAAAGTTTAGAATACAATGAAAGTCAGAAATCAGACTGATCTTGAACAAAAGTTTATTGGTGCAGAACCAAGATGGGATTCTCCAAAAACTAATCTAATTAGCGCACTATCTTGGTATTCAAACCAATACGGGCCAAAAGAATCAAAAAAATATACGCTTGACTATTTAAAAAAGAACAAGTATGATACAGCAATAATCGATAAAATCTCTTCTGTTGAAGATTGGAGATTCAGAAATCTTGGGTTCTGTTGTAGAGTTGTTACTAATGGCGCTCAACTTGAACAGAAACAATTAGATTGGATTGAAAGTAGAATAGATGAATTGTTTAATGTTGTAGTTCAATCTGAAGACGATATCGATTCCGATAAACAGAAAGAAGCTATTTCTGTACAGGATAGAATTTATAACCAGTGCAATTCATATATTTCAGAAATAGAGGATTTTGTAGATTCTTTTGTCAAAACAAAAAAGAAGATTGATTTTAATCCATATGATTGGATGCTTAAAAATGATATCAAAGCAGTTTATGCTAAACAGATAATTGATCATTTTACACCAACAAAAGAAGAATTACAATTAGCAATATCTAAGAAAGATTCGGATTTAGTAGAAGGCTATTCAAATTTTAAAAAGTCTGAATTGAAAGGTTATTTGGATCTCATATGTGGAATAATTGATGATTGTGAAAAAATTATCAACAATAAAAAGATCACAAGAAAACCAAGAAAGAAGAAAGCAATATCTGTAGATAAAAAAGTAAGTAAAGTACAATACAAGAAAGAAGATAATGAATATAAATTGGCTTCCATAAATCCTGTTGATATTATAGCAGCAAAGCAATTAGTTGTATTTAATACTAAAACTAAGAAACTTGGTGTTTATATTGCAAAGGATGATTCTGGATTTTCTATTAAGGGAACTTCAATAGAAAATTACGATGAATTATTGTCTATACAGAAAACATTAAGGAAACCGTTAGATATTCTTCCAAGCGTATTGAAAGCTAAGAAAACCGAATTAAAGAAGATTGTATCTGGAATAAATTCAAAAGATTCCGCTTTGAATGGAAGAATAAATTCTGATACAATATTATTAAAAGTTATAAAATAGGAAAATATAATGGCTATTTTAATTGACTCAAACCAGTTGTTTATTTCTGGTATAATGGCTAATCTATCGCCAAGAGATAAACTTGAAGAAGGATTAGTCAGACATATAGTCCTTAACACTTTGCGTTCAAACGTGAAAAAATTTAAGGACTATGGTGAAATCATTGTTTGTTGTGATAATAAAAAGTATTGGAGAAAGGAATATTTTCCACATTACAAGGCACATAGAACAAAGGATAGAGAAAAATCTGATTGGGATTGGAATATGATCTTTAAAGTTCTTAATGGGCTAAGAGAAGATTTAAAAACTCATTTCCCTTATAAGGTTATTGATGTTGATGGTGCAGAAGCAGATGATGTAATTGGTACTTTGGCTCCAAGATTAGCATCAAATCAGAACGTATTAATTCTGTCATCTGATAAAGACTTTATTCAGTTACAACAATATCCCAACGTAAAGCAATACAATCCAATGCTTAACGTGTTTGTGACATCCTCAGATCCTCATAAAGACCTAAAAGAGAAAATTATTAAAGGTGATAGAGGTGATGGCATTCCATCAATTGTAAATGGCGACACTGTTATCGTAGAAGGCATTAGACAAAAACCAATTTCAGCTAAGAAACTTGAGGCTTGGTTAACTGCTGATCCAAAGACGACATTAGAAGAAGAATTTTACAGGAATTATGTGCGTAATGATACGTTAATTAACTTTGCGAATATTCCAGAAGATATTAGGGTTAATATCATTAATGAATATGATAATGTTAAAAAGGCGTCAAAACAAACACTATATAGTTATTTACTAGATAATAAATTAATTTCATTACTTGAAGTTATTGATGAATTTTAAGAGGAAGTATGAAGAGATATGCTTATGAGATTTTGGAGAAGTTTGAAAACGCTTCTTCAAAAGAAGAAAAGAAGAATGTTTTAGTTGAAAACGATGCGCCTTGGTTTAGACATTATTTAAAGTGTGTGTTTGATCCAGCTATTCAATTCTATGTCGATAAGTTTCCAGAAGATTATAAAGAACCAAAAGATGTTCTACCTGGAATCACGTATTCGGACATCCAGCACGAAATTAAAAGGATTTATCTTTTCCAAAAGGGAAATCCAACAGCTGATTCTTTAACAGAATCTAAGCGAAATATTCTATTGATTCAAATGTTAGAAAGTTTTGAACCAAGAGAAGCCGTTGCATTTTATAAAATGCTTTCAAAAGACCTTAAAACAAAAGGTTTAACATATAAACTTGTAGAGGAAACATTTCCAGGACTATTGCCTTAACGATGAACAAGAGTAAGAAATTTAAAGATTTTGATCCTGTTGAGAATAAAAAGAGAAAGAAGAGTAAAGATATTGAACATAAATTTGACCCTTCTCGTAAAAACAAAAAATATTATCTGAAAACCAATGAATACGTCTAAAATTATTTTTGAATCACTTAATAACAAGCCATTTTCTTATGGAGAAGCGTTAGCTATTATTCTTGAAAATAGTGGAAAGCCAATCTCTTCGATGCCAGAAGAAGATTTCGTTTTTCCAGATAAATCGGTAATACGCTTAACTAATGAATCTGTAAAAGTTGTTCAACTTCTACAAGAATGAAACATATCATCGAACTAATTTTTATTATTTGGTGGTTTGTAGGCATTTATGTCGCTAATGGCGCAATTTTAAAAATTATTGCAGTAATATTTCCTCCATATGCGTGGTATGAAGTTATTGCTGCAGTAATCACAAAATATAATCTACTTTAAAAATTATTATTTTGTGTTACGAAGTCTATTCGTAAGGATAGACACACTTTAAACTTTAGGAGAAAATTAAATGAAGAAAATCATTTCTATTATTTTTGCAGTTGCTTTTGTAACTGGTTGTTCAACCGTTTCTGGCTATAAGCCCACTGTTAACGAACGCGCATATACAAAAGCAGTTAGCCAAGAAAAGATTTCTGGTGATCTTGACTATTGTAGCGGTCTTGCTGCTACTGCAGCTGGCTGGACAAAGGAAACTGTTGGTGATGTTCTAGTAGCTTCATCAGGAGCAGCTGCTGTTGGTGCAATTTCTGGTGCACTTATTCCCGGTGCTGTTAGTGCTGGTACTGGTGCAGTTATTGGCGCTCCAATTGGTGCTGTAGTAGGTCTTTATTATGGACTATACGAAGCTGATGAAACATATAAGCGTGCTTATAACAGTTGTATGAGCCAACTTGGCCATCCTGTTGTTTGGTAATAAACAGCTAAAATGTGAATTTAAGGGGGCTTTGGCCCCCTTTTTTCATTAAAATTATTGTTTTTATAAATACTATTATTTAACAACTAAAAAATAGGTGGTTGGTATAATGTTATCATATAAACAGTACATTTTAAAATTAGTGAACGAAGATCTTCTAGAAGAAGGTGCGGCAGAAGTAAAATCATGGATAGCAGCTAATCCATCAAAGGAAGCGCAGCTTGCTAAGATTGAAAAGTTGAAAAAGCTTCCTCGTGGATCTAAATTCAAAGATTCAAGCGGTGGTATTCACGGAAATCCTGTGCAATTTGCAGGACACCTCGCTAATCAAACTACTCACGCAGAAGTTGCAAACCATTTAGCTGATTTTGGTAATCATCCTAAATCTTGGCATGAAAAAGGCGATGCTGGAAATGCTTGGGTAGCTGATAGAGCTAGAGCAAATAAAGCATATACTGGAGAAAAAGCTCATACTGGAGCTATCGGTGCACATAGCCATTACAAGAGTGCTACTACCAGTTCAAGTTTTACTGCGTCTTCTAGTCCTACTTCAGGTAGATCAAGCAAAAGTTCCACACATCCTTTAATAGCTGGAAAAACACCAGAACAACTTAAATCTGCTCTAGATGCACCATTCCTCGATGATGCTGATAAAGAAGTCATACGCAAACATTTAGCGCAACACGAAGCATCTAAGTTACCTGCTCTACATCCTATGTTAAAAGGTAAATCCCCAGAACAGCTGAAATCTGCATTAGAGCATCACGATTCAGCTAAGAAAGAAAACAAACCTTCTTTTTTCTCTGACGAAGAAGGAGAAGCAATTAGAGCACACGTAAATCATCACGAAGGCCAAGGGTCTGCAACTGAAGCTGCTCCTAAAAAGGCTTCTGTTCCTGATAAGACTTCAGGAAAAGGCAAGGCTAAGGAATGGGAAACAGTCGCTAGAGAAGACACTCCAAACATCCATGACGTAAAGCACAAAGGTAAGGATGTTGGATCAGTTGTTGCTAGAGATGGCGGATCTCACGCTGCATTTGCTGGCGATAAAGATCTAGGCGTTCATTCTAGTCGTGCAGATGCTGTTAAGGCGGTTATTGCTCATCATATGAGCAAGAAGTAATAAGATATTCTGATATCTAAACAAAAGCCAGGATTTATTCCTGGCTTTTTTCATCATAAAATTCAGCAATCTGTTTTAATTCATTAGATGTTGCGTTATTCTTTAACCTATTGGCTTTCCATGATATTACAATAATATTGTCTATTGTATATCCTTTATTAGAATCAATCCTGTCAATTGAATATGAATCATCTTTTTGTTCACGATTAACCTTTAATGGAATTCCCAATATAGGACAAGTAATTGGATATGTAAGATTATTCAAATCTGTTAATGTTAAATCAAAATCAATATTCCTCTTCTTTGCTGATGCCTTTAATCTATTATATAACTTTTTACTTTCTGGAAATTGCATGATATAAGTACATTTTTATTAGGTGATACATGAATATATATTACGTGTTTGATATTGATGGTACAATTACTGTACCAAGAAAACCTATGGATACAGATTTCTTTGAAAAATTCTATTCCTTTGCTAAAAAGAATAAAGTAGTACTGGTAACTGGATCAGATAAGAAACTGGCGCTAGAACAAATTCCAGAAAAACTTTTATCTTTGGTAAAACTCTATACTTGTTCTGGAGCAGAAGGATTAGATAATATAGAAGCAGATTGTGATATTAATGATCCAGAATTAATCAAAGAACTTGAAACTTTACTTGATCTATATGACTACAAAGATAAAACAGGTAATCATATTAACCAAAGAATTGGTATGATAAATTTTTCAGTAGTTGGCAGGAATGCAAACGACCAACAAAGAAAAGAATATTCTGAGTTCGATAAAATACATAAACAAAGACAACAAATAGTAGATCGTTTGAAAAAATACGATAATTATGATATTTGTATTGGCGGCGAAATTTCTATTGATATTACAAAAAAAGGAATTAACAAATCTTTAGTAGCAAAAGATATTCTGGCTTCTGATCCAGACGCTCAACTGATATTTTACGGTAATCAAATATTAGATGGAAATGATTATTTTCTAGCAAAACACATACAAGAAAACAAACTAGGGTATTCGATATTAACAGATTACGAAATTTTGCGAAAGTATTTATAAAAAAGTATTGACTTAGTATATATAAGTAGGTATACTTAATATATTGGTA